CTCTAGGACTAACTACTCTAGGACTAGTTGCTCTAGGACTAACTACTCTAGGACTAACTACTCTAGGACTAACTACTCTCGGACTAGTTGCTCTTGGACTAACTACTCTAGGACTAACTACTTTTGAGGTAAAAGTTGTCGATATATTTGGAGTTATGTCTATATTATCCTCTACTTTAGAAATATTTTTACTCTTAGGAGATTTTGTATATATAAGATTATTATTTACCGGAGGAGGTATTCTACTCTTTCTTGTATTTTTTACTTCAGGGGCAGTTTTATTATCTATATTTAATCTAGGACTAGCTATCCTAGGACTTAACGGTCTATCAGATATATCGTCTTTGACGACTTTCTCTTTGGGCAAAGTGTTTTGACGTTTAGGTAGCCTAATTGGTGAAGTAACTAAAGACATTGGTGATTTTAATCTCGATAATTCTTTAGGAGAAGTTAGCTCGAAATCGCCAATAGCATCTGATATATTGACATGTTTATTATTATTATATTTGCTATTAGTTACAATATCTGTTGGTAAATTTCTTTTGTTTACTGTATTATCGTCGTGATTTCCATTGATAAATAGCCCTTTCTTGGTATCATCGAGTGATACAGGTACAGGCCTTCTATTAGTACCGCGACGAGACATTTCATATTTATATTGTAAAAAAACCTTTTTAGGTACCTGGTTCTACATACACTAATTATACTATGATACAAACTCTCGAACAAAATTGATAATATAAGAATACGTTATACACTTAAAAGAATAAGTGGATTCTAATCTTTCTACTAAAAATGGCAGATACAACAGCAAAAACAAGAAAAATACGTATAGTCAGAATAAAGAAACCTCCGATAGAGAAGAAGGAGGACTTGTTTGACAATTTCTATCAAACTGAAGATGAACCTGGTATTAGTAACGACGACGAGTTTGACCAAGAGTATACGTTAATAAATCTAAATATAGAACCTCCTAACGGTAAGTGGAAATTGCCTCCGTTATACAAAATAGGAGCTAGAGGTGAGGATCGATATTACCAGATAGGGTTTGATGGAGAAAATGTCGTGACAAAACATGGTCAGGTAGGTGGCGAAATTCAAACTTCTAGAAATAAGGTGGAACTTAATACTAGTGGTAGAGATGTTAGTCAGCAAGCTATGATAAAAGCGAGTAATTTATTCAGGAAAAATTATCGTAAGAATTACAGAGAACAAGGTTCTTCTGTAATGGTTGTATCACAGCCAATGTGTGGACATCCATTGAAAGATGCTAAGAATTTAACATTTCCAGTTGCGTTAGAGTTAAAACTTAACGGTGTTAGAGGTATGTTCGAAATGAATGAATTTGGTAAAGTACAAGTTAGATCTAGAGGTAACAAATTGTATACTCAATTTGATCACATATGTATGTATATGCAAGATCTGTTTATGTATTTTCCTCCTGGCACTATATTAGATGGAGAAATATATAAACACGGTATGCTTTTAGAAGATATATCAGGTTCAGCTAGAACAATAAATATCAAAGCCGAATTGGCAGTACAGTTAGTGGCAAATATATTTGATGCAGTTCTACCAGATAATCCATATTACGAAGATAGAAAAGCTTATATTAAGTCTGCATATGATAGATATCTGATAGATAACGATTACAAAGAGGGTGATGTACCAATAACGATACTACCGTATACAGTAGTTAATACTATGGAAGAGATTTATGACTTTCATAAAGAAGCTAGAGATAACGGATATGAAGGGACTATTATCAAGAGAATGGCAGCTGGAACGGCTAATAAAGCTATGTGTCAGTATAAAGGTGGTAAATCGGGTAGATTCTTTAAGTTGAAGGACGTATTTGACGAAGAAGGAATTATATTAGAAGTATTAGATTGTACAGGTAAAGAGTCTGGTTGTGCTAGATTCAAACTAGTAGATCCGAGAGGTAATATATTTACCATTAGACCTAAAGGTAGTTATGAATATCGGCAGGAACTATTTCAACAGGGTGAAGAATTGATTGGACAGTTATACACATATGAATACTCTGGGTTGACTAAATATGAAGTACCAGAACATCCACGGGGAGTAGCTGTACGATACGATTTAGATACCGATGCTGTAGTAGAAGACATGATCGAAGATATATCTGCTAAAGGTATATGTATATGTGAATATATTGGAGGAGAATGTAGCGTTTGTAGAAAAGAATAAATAGAAAAGAATAAATAGATAATATTAAAAAAAGATTATTAACTAATAGTCTATATATGTATATATTCTGACGATAAAATGTCAGAAGACGATACTGTTAAAGATGTTTCGATCTCTATTGAAGATCATCAAATTGAGAAGGAAGAGGTACCTGATACTATCTTCAATATCCTTTATAAGGAAGTTTTGTCTACTATACATAAGGATTCATTAGGCGTTAGTGATTTAATTCCTATTGCTACTAAGATTATGGAACTAGTACAAGCGCAGCCTCGACTATCTGGAAGTAATAAGAAAGAATTAGTATTATCTATTATCAATAAGATTATTATTAGTAGCGGGTTAGTTCCACCAGAATCACAGCTTATGTGTCAGACAATAACATCTACTGTGCTTCCAATTGCTATTGATACAATCGTTAATGCTTATCAAGGTAAGATTAATCTGTCTAAACCATCCGAATCTGGAAAAACTAATTGTTGTGAGATTATGTAAAAATCTATTAATTAATAGATTTTTTTTAAGAACACATTTCCTCATATTTCTGCTTAAAGACTAGACGATTAGCATCTACATCATCTATCATGAGCATAAATTTGTCCACTCTGTCTCGAGGAGTACTGCACGTCTTAAACTGATATATCAATTTTTGGAAGTCACTAGTATCCGCATTATCGATGAACATGTCAATTAAAAACTTGAAACATTTAGGATGGTTATATATTAAACACTCGAGAATATAGTGTTTAATATTAAAGACAACACCTGTTCTCCATAGTAATTCCATACCTTCAGAATCGTCTGAGTTGAGAAACAGACTAATTATCTTATACTTTTTAATGTTTATGTAGCTAAAATATAGAGTAACAAGGACAACTGGGTTTCGATCGCATATTACCTTCAGTTGATGTTTGATCACAGCTACATTCTCACATTCAACTGAGGTCCTTAAATCTCCGATGATATCAAATGCCAATGAAACTATGAGATATATTTCATAATTCATACTTTTGATGGCCATCGCGATATAGTCGGACGGATATATGAAGATCTGATGGCCATAATTTTGCAATAACCATCTAATACTGTCATAGCTAGTAGTTGTTATTAGATATTCTAATAGTTCGTTAATAATGTTCGGGATATGTAAACCTTTGTTCTCCAAAAAGACTAACGATAGTGTTTTATTTCCTAAAAAGATATACTCTATCGTTTCAAGAGACATATGTGAACTACTAGGATAGGATTCCCAGCCTCGACAGAGCCTTTCATTGCCGTCTATATCTTTTACTTTACAAAAACATACACGTATTCGTTTCTCAATATATTTTGCCATACGTATATGTCCTTCGTGTAAAGCTGTTGCTAGATCTGAAATAGATAGACTATGATTTCTGAGTTCCTCACAATGTCTTATTTTATCCAACAGATCTATCTCTCCTCTTGTGATAACAAGACTAGTTATCAAACTATGAGACCAACTTCCTGGCAACTTAGCAATACGTGAGAGAGATGATGCTAGATAGTAATTCTTAAATACTATCTTTCTCTTGGAACAATAGAAGGCACCTAGGAAAGTAGTACATGTCAGAGCAAAGAAAGGAATATCTTCATCTGGAAGAAATGATAGTATGATTACCAATAGTTCAACTGGTAGATTGATGATAATAGGCTTACTCTGTTCGAAAGCGATCCTTTTCTGCTCACGAAGAGCTCTTCTCTTCTTCTGACTAAACCCCATCTTGAGTGATTTAATAAAAAAATGATAAAATATAATATCAATTTCGATGGCTGCATCGAAATATTATTTATATAGAAAAAAATGTCTTCTACTAGTCTAAAATTAGCAGTAGATTCGCCTTGGTTGTATGTAGGTGTTGTTGTACTCGGAGCAGTTACTTTTGTCACCGCGCTGGCAGTCAATAATTTATTCCAGGCTATATTTACTAAATTATTAGGAGTTAATAGCACAATATGGGCTCTTGCTATTTATAGCGCGATACTAGTAGGTATTTTGATAGGTATAGCTTTCATATTGGCAAAGTTAGCACCAAAACTTCTAAATAACGTGTAAATAAAAATATTAGTTAATATTTTTTTTAAAGATGATGTCTATAGATAGAATAAAACACACATGGTGTTCACGAATTGATTATAGTTAGTAAGAAACCAATTATATACTCTCTCTACAAAGTCGTTTATAAAGATATCCATGTTTGGATGTATTGGTCTGTCTACACAGTAAGCTATTTAGTGCTTAATTTAATATAATATATAATCAATTTCGATATAGCTAATCTATATCTACCATATCGTTTTCGACAGGAACAGCAGACATATCAGGTACATCTGTTGAATATCTAAACAGATAATTATATCCTGATATAGTACTTTTAATAATACCAGTATAGGTCCATTGTACAAAGCTATAGCACTTATGAACACATATTACAACGCCCATTATACCTATGAGACCAACAACTAAAATGGTCGTTTCAATAGGAAATTCTTCTATCAAGACTATTAATGCTTTACCTATTTCGCCAACATATTGTCGGTTTCTCTTCTCGGGAGTAGAAATAGCGTCATATGCTGTAGAGATTTTCTGAAATATTTCAGTAGCCTTCTCAGTGTTATTCTTATCTGGATGGTATTTCATTGAGAGAAATTTATAGGCCTTTCGAATGTCTTCATCTGAACACTTAGTGCCCAACAACAGAATATCATATGGGGATAAATTTTTCCATTCTAGTATTTTCCATTCATATACACGTTGATGATATCTGGTTTCGACAATCTCCATTGTAACTAATATGATTTATCTAGACGATTAAGATATATTTAGAGAAAATATTAATTAATATTTTATCAATTTTAAATTAGTGATATATCCATATATATGATCTATAGTCAATAATACATCTTCTGTTTTATATTTAGTTCAAGATCCAGTTTTAGAATAAATATAATCCTTGAGAGGTTGTAGTTGATCATTAGCATGATTATTGTCTGAATGTAGATCTAAATATATCAAAATTATCCATTGAATAAATCATATTCGTATCGAATACATCCAGATCGTCTGAAGGTATTCTATACACCTCTACATCTTTATCTTCATCGCGAGGAGTATGTTTTATATCTACATATTACTTCATTCTTGTTGAAATAATTTATACCTTATATTAAAATAATTAATATTCATTTTAAAAATAGAAATGGCAGAAGAAAATGTATCACTTCGCGAGTTAGCAATAGAATACGATAAGAAGACAAAGGAAAGGCCATTTGAAGAACAATATTATATTGGTAAAAGAGATCCTTCGACAAGTGTGTTAGCTATTCTGGTATTAATCTTTGTATTTTTTGCATTGTTGTTTTGGGCAGGGTTAGCAGTTGGTAGACCGTCGTGGTGCTTAGGACCTTCGTTAAATATAGATAATGGTAAAACATTTGGTGCGGCATTATTAATAGCATTCTTTATACTGATTATCGTAGTAATAATCTGGTGTTTAGCCGGCGGTATTAACAGTGGAAATAACAGTAGTGGATTAGCTATCGCGTTAATAATAGTGATATTAGTGTTAATAATATTTTCCATCATTTGGAGTATTATCTATTATAGTAAATAATGGATAACAGTGAGAAACTAGAACTAACCCAGAATGGATTTGATCAGTTTGAACTCTATCGTGTTAGAGTCAGAGCTGATGGAAATTGTTACTTTCACGCTATATGTATGGCATATTTTATACCTTATAGGACCCAAAAAATGGATAACAAAGTGATGAAGAGAGAAGATATTGTTAAGGCACTCCGTAGAGACCTGGCGTTAAGGTTGAGTGCTCTTGTAGACCCAGAAGATCCTCATAGCCCTACAGTATATGAAAGTTTAGGTCATGGTAATTTGGCGGAAATGGGAACTACTAATGAGGAACTCAGTCTTGATAATTTAGCAAAACATATAGATTCTGATTCGTGGTGTGGAGAAGAATTGCAAGAACTCATTTCTAATGAAATTAACAAGAACATCTTCTATATAGATATTAATATAGAAGATGTTTATTGTACTAGCAATATGGATACATTGTACAAAGATAGACCGTCGGTAGTGTTAATTTTTGATGGTAAGCACTACGATACTTGCGCTTACAGAGATAGAGATAATAATTATATTACGCACTTCAAGTTCGAACATCCTTTAATTCAGTTCTTATATCGAAGTCTCAAAATCAAGAAGAATATGTAAGTTGTTATTAATTAATAACAAAATTTTTTAATGATGTACCATCTTAGCTACAAATGAATATATTCTTTCAGCTTTAGGATATATATCTCTAAATCTATTTAGAAATTTCTTATCGTTATACAATTTATAATAGCCCCAGAGCCATTTAAATATAGTTAGAGCATCTATGTCTGGTTTGGCACACTTTAAAGCTATGTCTTCAGGTTCAATATATTGAACAAATTTAAGTATAAAATTTAAATTATCATACTTAAGAATTGCAGGTAGAATAGTATCTATTATAGTTTTCATCTTACGTTTAATATATAAAGGCATCGTACACTGCAAATGTCTAGGAATCAACTTATTCATTAATATATCAAATATGCCAGTTCTGTTATATTGTATACAAGTTGATAATAACGAAACCATTTCGTTATCGCTCATATACAATATATCATCATTTACTATATCCTCATAATTATATTTAATATAATTATGCGAAGAATCTCTATATTTAATATGTTTTATAATTGAAGGAGTCTTACCAGCTTTAGTGTTAGAATCGTGTGCTACTTGATATAACGTTTCTATTAAACTTTTATCTAAATCTTTATCAAACAAATGTGTATTAGACCATTTAGCTATCTTCGTATTATTATTCCTCAATGCTAATAATAACATATTCTTATATAAATTCTTATTTTTAAATGACTTATAACAGTAAGATTCTCTATTTTTTCTTTCTCTCTCCATTTGATATATAACACGCATACCACATACATCTATAGGACACATTATGATATTAACTTTAACGTCGAGATTAGTCCCTGCTATAGCAGCCTTCATATACTTAGACGTGCAAGATAGTGCATATCTATCCTGTACACTACAATAACTATATATTACATTTAGAATCTCTAGAGGTAATAATTCTAAAGAAGATCTACTGTATGCAAGTGGAGGTATGAATTCTAACTGATCAACATATTTTATCTTTTTCTTCTTGGCGATTAGTTCTCTATTACGAAGATATTGATTATTTTCAACAGTACATACTGATATCCAACCATATGCAAATATATGCGAATAATATACATAGTTATCATCATCATCATCGGAATCAAAATATTCGTCAGGATATTCTTCTAGTGTACAATAGCAATATTGTCTAAAACCGTTGCATATTTCGCATAAATATTTATTCTCACGTCCTCTTTTTCTTTCTAAGGTAAGAGGTTTAGAACTACTTTTACGAGGATCAATCTTTTTCCATTTTTTGTTCTTCTTTCTTCTGGTCTGACCCAATATTATACCCTTTGTATCTAAAAAATCATTTAAAGATACGTTAGAGAATTCGAAATTATCTTTTCGACCCATCTTAACGTTATAAAACAAAACTTTATTTGGTGGTCAAAATGATATTATATAATATCATTTTTAATGTCTCTTACAACTACAACTTTATAATGTAATATTATGTAACATAACACGATTCTGCTATATTTATCTATAAATATAACCAGACACCATTTAGAGTGTTTATACTACACTCACATGTGAGTTCACATGCGAAACAGTTTCAACTTAAAACATAAAATAGCA